CAGCCAAACTCAGAGAGACATATTCAAGACTGATACGGGAAGATTTCCGTAGACGTAGAGATGGGGTTTGGTTCATGAACAATGGACATCCCACATACATCACGGGCAACCACTATTTCATGCTCACTCACTACAAGCTGGATGTAGGGCATGGAAATTTCTTGCAGTTCCAGAGGAAGCTGTTCTTGCATTGGGAGGCTTGCAACAGGGATGGGAGGAGTATAGGTCAGGTGTTTACTAAGTGTAGGCGTTCTGGATACTCGAATATGTCTGCATCTATTCTTCTCAATGACGGCTCTCAGGTGAAGGACAAGCATCTGGGTATCGTGAGCAAGACGGGTGAGGATGCCAAGAACGTAGTGTTTATTTCCAAGGTGGTGAATGGCTTTAGGAATATGCCTTGGTGGGCAAGACCTATATTCGATGGCACTACCAATCCGAGGGCAGAGCTGGCGTTCCGCACACCATCCAAGCGTGTGACAAAGAAGTCGAGGACGATACAACGAGACGAGGCTCTCAACACGATAATCGACCACAAGAACACCACGACAAACGCCTATGACGGAAGCAAGCTGTACAGACTGCTGATGGATGAGGCAGGGAAGTGGGAAACTTGCGACCTGCAAGACTTTTGGCGAATCAACCGCACTTGCCTTATTGTAGGTCGTAGGATTGTGGGGAAGGCACTTGTGGGCAGCACCGTCAACCCTATGAGCATGGGAGGTAGTGAGTTTAAGAAGCTGGTGGAGTATTCCGACCCAAACGAGCGCAATGAGAACGGTAGGACGAAGAGTGGGCTGTACAGCATATTCATTCCAGCATACGAGGCGTTGGAAGGATTTTTTGATAAACACGGCAACCCTATTATAGATGACCCCAAAGAACCCGTACAAACTATTGATGGAGACTATGTAAGCATAGGAGCAAAGACGTTCCTAAAGAATGAGAGAGAGGCGTTAAAGGGAGATGCGAAGGAGCTGAATGAATTTATTAGGCAGTTTCCATTTACAATGGACGAGGCATTCAGAGACTCACTCGACACATCAACATTTAACGTAGCCAAGATATATGACCAACTTGATTATAATAGTACTCTCTATCCATTTCCTACCCGTACTGGTAATTTTGTTTGGAAGAATGGGGAAAAAGACACGGAAGTAGTTTTTATGGACGACCCTAATGGGAAGTTCAATGTGAGCTGGATGCCGAACGCTGAGATGAGGAATAAGAAGAAGAGCGAAAGGAATCAGCTCATAAGCCCACACGACTTTGTGTTCGGTGGGGTGGACTCCTACGACATCGATGAAACCGTGGATAACAGAGGTTCTAACGGTGCGTTCCACATATACACGGGGTTCACGATGAGTGGGGACATTCCCTCAAATCAATTTGTTCTGGAGTATGCGACACGCCCCCCGCTAGCGAGGATATTCTACGAGGACGTTCTGATGGCTACTTTCTTCTATGGAGCGAAGGTGTTGATAGAGAACAACAAGTACGGGATAGCGAGGTACTTTGAGAGTAGGGGGTATATGGGCTATCTTATGGATAGACCGAAGAGCTTGTCCACGGGGAATAGTAATGTTAAGGTGAAGACCAAGGGCATACCGTCCAACTCAGCGGAGATAATACAGAGCCACGCACAGGCTATCGAGAGCTTCATCCACCACCATGTGGGCTACGATGAGGAAGGCAATGCAGGGAAGATGTTCTTTGACAGGACACTGAACGATTGGATAAACTATCGCATAACGAAGAGGACGAAGTATGACCTCACGATTAGTTCGGGTTTGGCGTTGCTTGCAAGCCAGAATTATGTGAAGCCCAAGCCACCTGCTAATACCTCTGATAAGCAGTTCTTTAGGCGATTCAAATTCAACTCGTAAAGCACTATCTTTGTGCAATATTATTTTTCCGTAAATGTACAGTAAGCAGGAGGGAGACAAGTTTGGACTAAAATCATTCCCAGACCCGTTGGCAGACCACGCTACCAAGTGTAGCAAGTCTTACGGACTGACGTATGCTAAAGCTATTGAGAGTCAGTGGGGGAGTATAGATGACGAGGCTTCTCTGTACAGACGGAGGCTAAAAGAATTTGAAAGGAACAGAGACTATGCAAACGGTACACAGGACACCTCAGTATACAAGCAGATACTTACGAGTCTTGACCCTAACGCTGGTGATGGCAGCCTGCTTAATATTGATTGGCGACCTGTACCTATTGTTCCTAAATTCGTAAACATTGTAGTTAATAAAATTCTGTCAAGAAAGCCTTATCCAAACCTTGAGGCTGTTGACCCCCTATCACAAACACAGAAGGATGGTAAAAAGAATTATATCAAAGCTGCTATCAAGCAAAAACCTCTTCTTGAGGAAGCTAAACAGCTTGGGCTGGATATTGAGGTTGAGCCAGACCAGCTTCCAGACACTCCTGAGGAAGTTGAAATCTTTATGGACAGCTTTATCAAAACTGATGCAGAGGTTGCTGCACAGTTAGCGACAGAAATGACGTTGGAGTGGAACGACTTCAACGACTCTATCTATAGGCGGTGTGTGGAGGACTTGGTGAACGTAGGGCTTGCTGTCACAAAGCGTGAGAACGACCCCAACTACGGCATCACAGAGAAGTATGTAGACCCCATCAGTTTCATCCACAGCTTCACGGAAGACCCCAACATGAATGACATCATGTACTGTGGGTATGTCCGCAAGATGACGATACAAGAGCTGAAGAGGATAGCTGGTGACCAGTTCACGGAGGATGAGTACAAGAAGATTGCAATGACTGTCCGCAACAGATATGGCAACAGCTCCTCTAAGCTCGATTCACGCTACTACGACAAGAACATCCAAAGGTATTCGTATGGCTATGACGAGTACACGATAGAGGTACTTGACTTTGAATATAAGAGTACAGACGAGGTGTTCTTTGAGGACAAGGAGACACGCTTCGGAAACCGTGGGTTCTACTACAAGGGATACTCCTACAAAGAGCCTAAAAACTCTGTGTATGAGCGCAAGCCAAGCTGCATGAACATAGAGACCCTGTGGGGTGGCAAGTACATCATCGGCACAGATAAGCTGTTTGACTACGGTATGAAGATGAATGTGCCACGCAACGTACACGACATCTCCAAGTGTCGATTCTCGTTTTCGTTCTCCTCTGTGAATTTACGCAGGATGATTCCCAAGTCTATGACAGGGCAGGTGATTGGTTTTGCTGATATGCTTCAGATTACGCATTTAAAGTTGCAGCAGAGCATCGCTAAAGCAAAGCCTGACGGACTCATAATTGACGTTGAGGGATTGGAGAATGTACAGCTCGGAAAGGGCGGTGAGCTTCAGCCTCTTGAGATACAGGACATCTACGAGCAGACGGGTGTCTTCTACTACCGTAGTAAGAATCCAGAAGGTGGATTCCAGAACCCTCCTGTGCGTGAGATAGGGAACTCTATACGAAATATAAACGAGCTTATAGGGCTGTACAACCACTACCTGAGGATGATACGGGACAGCACTGGTATCAACGAGGTGATGGATGGAACGTCTCCAAAGGGAGAGCAACTCGTTGGTGTTCGTCAGCAGGCTATGCAGGCTGGCAACAATGCTATTTATGGTATTGAGAACGCTTCGATGATATTGTACAAGAAGGTGTGTCAGGATATTGTTAGAGCTTTGCAAATCCTCCCCCCAAAGTCTGTTGTCTACCAAGCCTACGAGAAGGCTATTGGAAAGACGAACATGAAGGTGGTGAGCAGCTTCAGAGACCTGCCTATGTACAACTTCGGGGTGTTGGTGAGCAAGGAGATGGACGATGTGGACAAGGCTTATCTGGAACAGAACATTCAGGTGAGCTTGTCTCAGAAGGAGCTGGATATTGAGGATGCCATTAACATCCGTAACCTAAAGGATGTCAACCAAGCCGAGAGGCTTTTGATTGTAAGGCGCAAGAAGCGCATGAAGGCGTTGCAGGAGCAGGCGGCTGCAAACTCGCAGGCACAGGCTCAGGCAAACGTACAGAGCATACAGGCTAAGTCACAGGCAGACGCACAGATGCAGCAGCTCAAGAATCAGGGCGAAGCACAACTGGAACAGCTGAAGGCGCAGTTGGAGGCACAGCGTATGCAGATGAGGCATGAGATGGAGAAGGAGCTGAAGGCTATGGAGCTTCAGATGGCTCAGATGAAGATGCAGCAAGACCAGCAGTTTAGGGAGGGCTTAGAGATGAAGAAGGACGACAGGAAGGACAAGCGTGTTGCAAAGCAGGCTGTAGAGCAGAGCAAGCTGATTTCACAAAGACAAGGCAAAAGAGAAGAACTTTCAGAACGTGAGGAGGACATCCTCGATATACTAACCCAAGAATAAAAAGCAAATGGCAACATTAGCAAACCAATCACAAGCAAACCTACAGAGCTTCGGGCAGAACGGCTTCAATGTCGTCACAGGCACGGCTGCACAGACAGGAGACTACTCTGCCATCACCATAGCAGTTGATGCTGTTATAGCCTCCATCACAGCTACAAACATTCAGTTGAATGGAAGTGAGTCTGCTACAGCTCTCAGTGGTGTGACACTCCCTGCTGGCACTACCATCTTCGGTAAAATCACAGGATTCACTCTCACCTCAGGTACTGTTATTGCTTACTACGCAGTGTAATGGCATCAGTTAATCTGGACATATCTCAGAGATTAGACATCACCTGTCGCAAGAACGATACGTTCTCTTTGGATTTGGACATTAAGGATTCAGACGGGGATGCATTGAGTCTTCTTCCATACACCTTTAGCATGGAGGTGAGGGAGTCAAGTGATGCTGTTGGGACTATCATCCCCTCCTCAAATGTCGATTTTATTGGTGATTCAGATGGAAATCTAAATGTGAAAATATCATCTGCTAATATGTCTATTTCCTCTGGAACTTATGTGTATGATATACAAGCAAGCATTGGTTCTGGAGCTACAGAAAGTATACAAACTTGGTTCTTTGGCTTATTCAAAGTGAATGAAGATATAACGGAATAAGTCTTGGCTGTAGAGATAATCATACCGACAAAGAGGGATGTAAGTGTTACCGTCAATCCAATAACGCCACCCAACCAAATTTACTACACAGAGGTACTCACTGATTTCGCTCGTGCGCCTCTAACTGAAAATGCTGGATACATCTTTGATGAGTCAAACGAGCTACATACTTTCAAGGTAAATAACCAAGACCAAGTGGGAACTGGTAACCTTCATATGCTTAGAGGGGACTTCATGCAGTTTACTGATTTCTCTCTTAGTGTGAAGGTAGACCAACTCAATATGCAGGAACGGCATGAGTTCTTTACGTTCATAGATATACACGACCCTTCACAGAGTCAAGACGAATATAATGCTGCCCGTACAACGGCATTCAGGCATCCAATGACAGCTAACATCATACACGAAGATGGCATACTGAAATTTGCTATTGGACTTAGAACGGATGGTGTTACAAAAGGCTATATATGTAAGAAGCCTGTAACGATAGGTGAGTGGGTGGATGTTGAAGTTAGCATGGTGTGGGGAGAGAGTCCTAACGGGGAAGTTCATGCTAAGATTGGTGATGTGGAAGAGTCTGCTGTTGGTATAAGCACGAGTGGCTCAAATGCACTAAGATACTACCCAATGTGGGGCATATATCAGGATGGTGATATTGGGGACACAGGAGTTGAAAGCATCATTCAAATCAAGAACATAAGAATAGGTGATAGCAAAAGTACCTTCAACGTATATCCCGATTACAATAGACACTTTTTTGAAACTGGAGGTCAGCCAATAAACTCTGGCTCAAACGATACGGACTGATGGCATACATTCTTGCTGACATAAACAGAAGTTCGTCCGAGGAGTATTCGTACAACCCCTCAACAGACACGCATACATTTGTCAGTAATGGCAATTCTGTTCAAGGGTATAACGGAACGTATCTTAGAGCCTTCCCTACGAGAGATATTGTGTTTCAACACAAAATCACCGTACATCAAGTTGACCTTGGTGACTTCTCTTCTACAGGGGAGTATATTATTGTATGGGCTATGGATAGTCCTGACGGAGATGAGGCTGATTACAATATAACTGGAGACAACTCTGATAGAATTGCAGATGGTTCAACTACAGAAAGTTATTCTGGTAGGCGTTCTGAGGGATTTGGTATTGCAGCATCGTTGCAGCTAAGAATGATTAGTGGCAACCTTCACGTTTGCTTGGTTAATGGAGACCCTTCCAACTCAGATGTTGCTGATGTAGTAACCACTCAAATCACTGTAGATGGTGACGGGGATTATATTGAATTCAACATTCTTAACAGATTTGTATCAAGTGGTAACAATGTCACAGAGCCTGCAAGGGCGAATGGATTGTTAAAGGCGAGTGGATTTTTAAGTGGAACATTTTCAGACGTACAGGTGGGGTGGAATGGGGCTTGGAGATACCTTCCTTATTGGGGATGCATCCTTCATCCTTCTGTAGCTGCAAGAGGAAACGAAAACAAGGTGTCTATTAGACAGATAGAGCAAGGAAGGGCTTACGCAACAAATGAAGATGAGGACGAAAATACAACGATACTCACTCAGGTGCTTGGAAACCCCGATAGGGTTTACTCCACATAACTGATACTCAGTATCTTTGCATCATGTCGCCAGAACAGATAAAAGCAAAGCTCAAGAGGTTTGGACTCAGCGGAGTAAACAAGCCTAAGAAAACTCCTACACATCCCACGAAGAAAGGTGTGGTGTTAGCTAAGGAGGGAAACAGAGTGAAGCTCATTCGTTTTGGTGACCAAAAGATGGGACATAATTATTCCCCAGAAGCCCGTAAATCTTTCAAATCACGCCACGCCAAAAACATCGCTAAGGGTAAGATGAGTGCTGCATACTGGGCAGACAAGTTTTTTTGGGCTGGAAAAAAAGGAAGCAAAAAGATGCCTCCAAAATCACAAAAACACAAGAAAGGGGTATGAGCAATTTTTTCTCACAAACAGGATTGGCAGAGCTTATTGAGTGGTTGGGACTCACTGCTGGAGGCGGTGCATTGGGATGGTTTGGCGCAAAGCGAAAGCGTGAAGCAGAGGGCGTGGAAGCCACCATCAAGGTGTGGGAACGCACTGTAGAGCATCTTGAGGAGCAGCTTGAAGACCTCCGAAAAGAGAATGTAGAGCTGAGGCTTGAGATTAAAGACCTCCGCATCCTCGTACACGACCTTCAGGCTAAACTGATGATGAAGCAGTGAGAGCCAAGAAGGGGAAGATAATGGTGAAAGCACCATCGGGCTACCACTGGATGATAGAGGGTGGTAGATACTTTCTGATGAAGCATGAGGGTGAGTTCAAGCCACACAAGGGAGCTTCCCTTGAGGCAGGGTTCAGAGAGATGAAAGTGCATGAAGGCTAAGAAGAAATCAAGAGTGAACGAAGCTGGTAACTACACCAAGCCTGCAATGCGTAAGAGGCTGTTCAATAAGATAATGGCTGGCACTCGTGGCGGACGGGCAGGACAGTGGTCAGCTCGTAAGGCACAGCTACTTGCATCGGAATACAAGAAAGCTGGAGGAGGATATCGATGAAACTCAAGAAGTCACAGAAGAGCCTCAAGAAATGGACTAAGCAGAAGTGGCGCACCAAAAGCGGGAAGAAGTCCTCTGAGACAGGGGAGAGGTATCTGCCCTCTGCGGCTATCAAAGCATTGTCTCCTGCTGAATATGCAGCCACTACAAGAGCTAAAAGAAAAGGCACTAAGGCTGGAAAGCAGTTCGTAAAGCAGCCAAAGAAGGTTGCTGAAAAAGTAAGAAAGTATCGTTAACTTTGCAAACGTAAACAACTGATAATGAAGCCAAAGAAAAAAATGTCCATGTACATGGGCGGTGGTAAAATGAAAG